CCCCAAACCACGTCATAACGGCCTGCTCTGAGTCTCTTGTAATCACCCATCTTCCCCATAATGCGGGCTTGGGTTATGTCCAGTTGAGTCGTTAAATCCTTAATATCTGCTTGAATTTCTTGGATTGACTGAACATCTGCTTCTAGTTCTGGTAATGATATCTCATCATCGATAGCTTTGTTAAAGATTTTAGACGCTGAGTCTATTGTGGTAAATTGATACCACTCAGTTTCTTGAGCCTCTACGTACTTCTTAACCCTTCGGTTAAAGTCAACCGCTGCATCTCTGATCTTTGCAATCATCTCTTCGTCCCGTTGAAATACATGGGTCATAAGAAAAATACCACGATGCAAGACAGTCACTGCTCCCCATTTAGCCCCTGTAATATCCATTGCCATCTGAAGTTGAATCTTTCCACGATAATCAGGAAGTTCATTTTGTCTTTCGCTGGATGTTAACTTACCTTCAATGACGCCTATCCCATCCAATACTATTGAGTCAGCATTGGCGCAGATAATATTCTTGTCGTAGTCATTGTAAACAGTCATACCATCCCCGGCAACCGTTGCATCTAAGCTAACCGCCATAGGGTAATGTTCATGAAAGTAAGCTCTACCGAAGGTAGTTTTTGGATTGCCTAGTCCTAACCTTGCGCATGCCTCATTCACAATGTGGACTTCAAAAGTTGTCCCCCAATGTAAAGCTTCGAAGGTTAGTTCTTTCCTAGGAATTCCTTGTGTTGCATCGAATGCGCGGGCTAATATATCATTAGCGGTCGTAAATGGGTTTAACCCCATTATTCCGGCAATGGTTGATCCTGTTGCAATATCATCTGGCGTCAGTTTGCCTTCTGCTGTTTTAATAGATTTTGAATTCATTTTTTAATCCTTGTAATTTAATAATGTAATAAACCGAGGAATCTGTAAAGGCCTTCCCGGTCGCTGTTTTAATGCCTAAGTTATTGAGCCGCTCAGCAATTAAAAACGTGTTATAGCGGCGTAAGCTGCCCCTATGCAGTGAGCGATCATTCATGAGTTGGACAAGTAGCGGCGCTATGTTTTCCCTGTAAAGCCTTGACTTTAAAGAGGTAGCTGCACCGCCCTGAGCGCTGATAAAAGGAATTTTATCAAGTGGCGCACCAAGGAAAACCCCGCGCTTGCGTGCTTCTGCAAGTGCTGCCTTAGTTCGTTGTGAGATCATCTCCGCCTCATGCTCAGCAATCATGGCGTGCATGTGCCACTCTAATTTGCTCATGTTTTCATGTCCGGCCACAATCAACGGGACATTATCTTTTAAAAGTCCAGATATAAAATGCAAATCTCGCGCAAGCCTATCTGTTTTTGCTAATAATAATTTACAGTTCGGCGTTCCTTTTAACAGCCTAAGCGCCATGTGTAAATTAGGTCGTTGACTTTCATTGATTTTTCTGCCACTTTCATAATCGATAAACTCAGCCGTCAGTTCTCCTTCTTGCTGTTTAATATGATTCATGACTAATGCTCTCTGAGCTTCAATTCCAAGGCCTGATTGCTTTTGTGCATCCGTCGATACGCGTAAGTAAGTTATATAATTCATTTAATCAGATCCCCCATAATTTATAGGGCTTGAATAATGATCGTGAATGGCGTCAATTTCCTTGAATATATCAAAAGACTCAATCAATTCCGCGTGTATATCATGCGCGGGATCATTAAATTCTTTAGAAAATAAAGCATCTGTAATTGCTTCCTGCTCACTTTCCGCCTGTATTGTTAAAACAATTGGCTTAGTTTTTATTACTACTTTATAACTATTCATAATGATTAATTCCTATATGGTTATTAAAATGATTATTAGTTAACGCATAGCGTTTAATGATAATCGTTTAGCAGCCTCAAAAAAGCCGCTAAAAAATATCACTATTATTTATTCGTCTTGAAATTTATTCGTCTTGAAAATTATCTATATCATATTCGTCTTTGCCCTCTTTAATTCTTTGATTTTCTGCTGCTATTTCATCTTCATCCCCGTAATATTCATTTGTTCCATACATATTAACCCCCACAAAAATGATCTAATGCACATCCAATAAGACCAAAAACACCAATAAAAAACCATAAGACTATTAAGATGATGTAGTTATCCATGATTAACCCCTTTTATATAGTTATTAATTTATCTTTATAAAACCCAATTTCAAATATCTGATAATTATAATTGGAATCATCAAAATATTTTGTAGAATTATCTAATTGAGATAATGTATCATACCAATAATTATGTGGTATTTTAAAGGTTCCCTCTTTTTTAGAACCATAAACAATAATTTTATACATACTTATTCCTTTCGTAGTTTATAAGATGATTATTAATTAACGCATAGCGTTTAATGCATAGCGTTTAATGATAATCACATAGCGGCCTTATGAAAGCCGCTGCTAAGTATCACTAATTAAATATTAATAGCCTTAATAAATGCATGGTTAATATTAGTATCCCAATCAAGGATATGTATTCTAGTCTCAAAGCAGCCATGTTTATCTATTAATAAGGCTTCTAATTCCTTAGCCTTTTCTAATGAATTGATTTGAGATAATAAAACATCCTCTGTTTTTGGGTTTTTATTAGATTTACCAAATATAATGTATTCTAAGTCCATGATTAAACCTCCATTTTGTTGGTGAATTGTACATCTACCCAAATAGAATCAAAAAAGTCATTAATTTCATCTTTGTTTATTTCAGATAAATAGCGGGTGTAATAATTCATGAATACAGCAGGATTCTTTTTGACATTGTCAAAGCCCACATAAAATGAAGTGAATCCATCGTATGATTGTGAGTGATCATCAATAAAATCCCTGGCTTCATAATCATTACAGTAGGCCTCTATTATTTGATTAACTTTAGAGGCGCTTATTTCAACCTCGATCTTATCAGTTTCAAAGTTATAATAACTTGGTGAATCAATACCAACAAAATCCCCATGAGAAAATACATTTTGATAATATAAATCAAACCATTGTTTGGCATAGTCCAGTTGCATGGCTTTAAAATCAATAGTGTCTACATCATCATTTGATAAATCATCATAGCTATCTACATCAAAATGACTGGCTATTGAGTTTTCTATATTCCATTTATGAATTGATTCATAGAAGCCACCAAAATCTAAATTGTATTTAATTGTCTTATTCATTTTCTTAGTTCCTTATATGGTTATTTAAGATAGTACAATAGAGATAATATACCTATTAGATATATAATGTGATTGTTTTTACTTATCACGTGGAAAGTTATGATATAATTTACTTATGGAATATGACTTACCAAGGCAACCTAAAATCAAGATTAAAACAAAGCAACCGGATCAACGCCGCTTTTGTGTTGTGCCACTGCGCGCTGTATTATCAAAAAATCTTACATTGACCGGCTTAAAAGTATTATGCTTATTAGCCAGCTATGCCAATAAAGGCGGCTTCACTTATGTAAGCCAGGCTAAAATGGCTAATGATCTACATGTAAGTACAGCAGCCATTAATCATCAGATTAAACAATTAGAGAATAAGGGCTTTATAAAACAGTATCCGGGCTATCATTCGATGATAAAAGGCAAAACAAAACGGATCATATACGACGAAGCATTGACGGATGATGACGTCATTAAGATATCAAATACACCAAAAGAGGAATTTAATCGGGATGATATCAAGGCCGCGTACTTTCATAAAAACTTACAACGTAAACAATAAGATAATCATGACTGTTATATCTCAGGGCTTAATCAATCAACGTTAGAATGTAGGGCTTACAGCTAGTTGAATTTCAGTGTCTTAAACGTGTGTGTTAATCATAGCGCGGACTGTATGACTTTCTTTTAATAGCTAAATGGACGTATAGCAGTTACAAGATGCAACAATATCAGGGCCTACCAAGTCATTACGCTTAGATCCCGCACCAGAAAGGCACCTTTTACCCCCACCCCCCCTAGTCTTACTGTCTACCCCCTACACTCAAATTTTTGCTTGTTTTCCTGGAATCATTCCTAGGATAAGACTCGGCACTGCCTGATTTGTTTTATAGACAATATCTTTTACCTTGTTAACAATGCCGCGTGGTGATCTGGGATGCAGGAACATGTCTGTCAGCAGACAATAGAAACCTTACCCGTTAATTAAAGAGGGAAAAACACATAAGTGTTGAGTGTTCTCGTTTATCTGGCTTATATATAGAGTCTACTTATATACTCAGGAGGACTGTACCCCGATGAAGAGATACCCCCGATGAAGCTTGTTTATACCATTGGTCACACTCTACCGCCGGTGGGCTGGGTTATGGCCCCGTACATAGATTGTATCTGATAAATAATCATATTGCAAGTCCCTATAATTAATGTTAAAAAAGTAATACATGCAGTTGACATAATGTATCTATAAGATATACTACAGACATGAATGTATTAAGTTTATAAACAACAAAGATTTATCATGGAACTAAAAGAATTTTATAGATTGATCTGCAATGAGTTTAATAATGGGGGAGACCTTGAATATAAGTTTACTAGAAAGGATGGTTATTGGACATTAACAAAAGGATTCATTAATACTAGCGGGCGATGGATGTCTGTTCATAGACTTGCTGAGTATGTTAAGGATGTAAAAGAAGCAAGAAGGGCCGCAGCAAAGAAAAAGATACTTGGGCGAAAGCCTAAAGCAGTAATCACTAAACATAAATAGGAGAATAACCATGACACAAACAGAAATGAAAGCAGGAATTGCTGTATTATCGGTTTTATTAGTTATGCGTACAATCTTGTCCTTAAACTTCTCGTTGGCAACAAAGTGCCATTTTGCCATTAGTGATATAGAATCTCTAAGC